TTATAATACATTGATTTTATTCTTCTTCATCTAAAATTATTTCTTCATTTAACATAGATTTATCTAAGTTTTTTCCAAACTTATCTTGTAGTTGATTTAATAATCCCTCTCTTGCAACAATCGTTCCACCTTTGCCCATAGCCAATGGTGATTTACCTTTGAACTCTCGTTTTCCATATCGTTCTCTTTCGTACTTTGTTGCATCTTTCAAGTCTTTTGCTGAGTATTCATTCCCAAATTCTTTCTTACCAGTTCCACTTCTTCTATCACCACCATGTTGTCCAACTTGTTCTTCAAACTCGTCACCACCACTTGGTTCTTCGTTACCACCTTCCGCTGGGTCTGTTCCTTCAGTTTCAATCTGTTCCATTCTAAATGCTTGTTTTCTATCTTCAATCACACCATTGAATACATCCACTTTCTCTTGGTCGTTTAATTCAAAGATATTATCATATATCCACTGTCTTGAGAATAATTTGTTTTCAATCAAGTCATTAGCAATTTCTTTTTTCTGTGTTAACAATTCTAATTTTTCTTGTTGGTGTATCATTGATGGATTTGTTAATTCTAATTCAAAATTAATCAATTCCGCATCATCAAATCCTTGTGTGTATAAATGAACAATAGCAATTTTTTCCAACTCAGCAACTATAATCTTTTGTAGTCTTTCAATCGTTCTTGCAAATCTAACATCTTCAGCAGCCAATGTAGCTTTTGAACCCACATTCTCATCATATCCCAAAAACGCTTTTGGTATTTTCAATGCTGCCATCATTTTATTTCTCAAATATTCCACATCCTCTATCGCACCATCATTACCCAAACCTGGTAAAGTGTCTATATTCGTTCCACTATCTCCACCACGAACAGGTAAGTAATAATCCTCTGTAATGGATTCCATATTGTATTTTAAATTATACTCACCATTTGCATTCATCACAGGTGTTTTTTTCATTTTACTAATGATTTGTTGCATAAAGTTGTCTACTTCATTTGGTGGTATGTTTCCAATATCTACTTTAAATATTCTTTTCTCTGGCGCTCTCATCATTCTATGAATCAACATAGCGTCTTCCATAAGAGTCAATTGTTTAAATACTCTTCTTGCACCCTCTAACATTGATTTACCATAAGGTAGGTAATTTGTATCTGCCATATTTCTAAAGTGGGCTATTTCATAATTTTCATGAACATCGTTTGGTTTTGAACTTCTTCTTGTTTCTGAATATTGTTGAACTTCAAATTGAACCAATTTAGGATTTGATGGGTCATGTCCTTCCAATCTATTCACTTCATATACTGAAAGAGGTTTTACATTTACAACTCCGTGTTTATCCAATATATCTAAATGTAAATAAAAATCACCATACTTAGCCATATTTCTTATATAACTCCATAGGTTAAATTCTATGTTCATTATATCATAAAACAGATTATGTAAAATTTTATGGACTTTTGGATTATCGGTTTTGATTTTCATTATTCTGTTTTCAATGTTATCAACCGTAGATTCATCACAGTAAATATCTAAGGCAGATGATATGATTGGGTCTGCATCCATTAATTCATAATCTCTAAACAACTCTTTTCTAGCCACATCATATGCATTCGCATTTTGTTTAGCCTGATATGATGAATTACCATATCCACTTGAATTAATTCTATTATATCTATCAATAAAATTAGATGTTAATGCAGTTTGAGAAAACTCTACGTCTTTGACTTTTACCTCACCATCGTCTGTTTTTCTAACTACGATTTGATTTTGGAATAATTTTCCTAATCTCGTTAATATATTTTCGTCTGCCATTTTTTACCTCTTATTTAATTAACCAAGTTAAATCTTCTTTTTCACCAGTTCCTATATCCATTTCATATGGATTCTTTCGTGGCTGTCCAGTAGAACCTACTCCGAAACCTGCAGCGTGTTCAGATTTGTTTCCATTTGACTTCAACATTGAGTTCATTGTTGCCCATTGTTGGTCATTTTTGTCTTTCTGTAATCTTAACGCTGTATCTCTAACCCAAAGGGCTATTGAGTACGACATAACTAAG